TTATTGATTGTACAATTATGTAATTCTAAAATTACATAATTTTTATTTGGTTTTGTGGGCGAACCCTTTTTTATAATTTTTATTTGATTTTATGAGAAAAACCCGTTTAAAAAATATTTACTGCATAATGCAGTGCTTAATTGCTGTACGCGACTCCCGCCATCCCGGACATGACACGGAGAACGTTGTAGTTCACGGCATAGACACGGACCTTAGCAGTGTTCACACCAGACACAGTGTTGGAGGAAAGAACGAGCTGAAGGACGGCATTGTCAATTCTGGAGAAATTGCAGCTACCAGAAGGTTGGTGCTCCTCGGGGCGGAGGGCAAAGGAGTACACATTGACACCGCAATCGGGGGCACGTGTGTGATGTTGGAAAGGCTGGACAACATCGAAGTAAGAACCCTCACGCTCGGAGAAGCGATCTTGGCCGTTAAGTTGGAGCTTAGCGGTAACAACGGGATTCTCACCCCAACAATGCATGTCGAGGGCAGACTCAGCGAGCACGAATGTACCGGCATCAGAGAGAGAAGAACCAGTGACAACACCAGCAGCATCAGCAGCAGCAGCATTACCGGCATCACCTCCGTCAGCCATCTGGAAAAGACCTTCGGTGGTAATGAAAGCATTCACACCAGAATTAGCGGTCTCACCACCGAAAGCATGGACGGCATTGGGAAGGGCATCAATGGCATCGGTGTAATTGAAAGGTTGGGCACCGAGAGTCTTGTAAAGAAGCTCACCACCCTCCAAAGAAGAGCAGTAATCAACATTACCGTCAGGTTGGACAACCCAAACAAGCTCCTTACAGGGGTGATTGAAATTGAGCTTGATCTTGTTGGAGGAAGAACCAACAGACTCGTCACCTGTGAACTGAAGTTGCTCAATAAGGTACTCATGGGGGTTCTGGGCCATCTTACGACGCTCATCTGTGTCGAGGAAGATATAGTCTACATAGAGAGAAGCGGCAACAAGGGATTGTTGGTAAGCCTGGGACACAGATTGGGCTCCAGTATCAGCAGCAGCATCCATCTTCTTAACAGCCCACAAGCACTCACCAATAGGACGGAAATCAATGTTGATCTTAACCTCGTGGTATTGAAGGGCAATCAAAGGAAGGGCAAGTCCGGGGTTACGGCAAAACCAGAAAAGAAGGGGAACATAGAGAGTAGTCTCAGGAAGGGCGTTACGGGGAGCACACACTTGGGCGGGTCCACCAGCAGCACAGGGTCCAGACACCTGGGCAAAGTTGGGGTCAGTGATATAGGTAAGTTGAGTGGTGTTACCAATCATCTTGTAGTATCCAGACTGTTGCTCCTTGGAAAGGGTAAGTTGGTTCCAGATGTGCATCCAGTCACCATATTGACGGTCAATACGTTGACCACCAATCTCGACCTCAACTTGGGCAATAAGTTGCTCACCGACATAATCTAACCAACGAGCGTAAACGGCATCACCAGAACCACTACTCTTCATCTCTTGGTTGATCTCGGGGAGAGTCACCTGAAGATAGGTACGGTAAGCAAGATCACCGTTACGGCTGATTGTGCATGTAACACGACGACCGAAATCGGCTTGACCAGAAAATGTCTGCTCAATGGACTCCATAGCGAAGTTAGTGTGGCGTCTGTAAGACACCTTCCAGAAAGTAATCTCGGGGGTTCCAGTAAGGAACACGTCTTGGGCGCCATAGGCGACAAGTTGCATTAATCCTCCAGCCATTTTTAATGTATATGTTAAGCAAAGAAAATAATTTGAAAATAATGAAAAGAATTAGATTTTTCATTATTTTGTTAATAAAATTCCCTAAACTAACCTGTATATGCATGCATAATATGAATTACATTTTTTGTTAGTATTTGAACATATATTGTATTATGGTAGCGGTTTTGCTCACATAATACAGCTAAAAATTTACATGTATTAATATTTTACATGCTTGTGGATTACCCCCCCTCCCGGAAAAGTATCATTCCAATTTATGGGGCATTTAACACAAAATCCATCGACAAATTGGTAGCTACAAATGTTTCTAAATAATTCTCCTGAAATATTTCTTGTTTGTTCTCGTGTTTTTTGGAGAAAATATAGGAATCCTGTGATTTTTTAACAGTCCACCCCTGTTCCAAAGCATTCGCTATAAAAAGCATTTTTTGAAAAGCTGGTTTGGATATTTGCATATGGTTGGGGATATCTATTGTGTTTGGGGTGGACATGGATATGATATATACGATGGGTTTAGATAGAGTTTTATAGAGGATTACGAATAAAAAATTTTATGTTTCAATACTATATAGATGTCTGTTACCTATTCTTCTGGTGTATATATATTTGGTACATCCAAAAAAAATGCAGTATTAAAAGAATATAGCGGGGTTAATAATCATATATTGCCCAAAAAAATAAGTATTCAAAAACTAGCATCATTATTAGCTACCATGCAAGAAAAGTGTTTCGAAGATTCCAATACGGAAAGTAATACAGAGCGTTTAATTGATATGTTATCTCCTGGTGGTGGAGAAAAAACAGTTGCATTAGTGTTATCATTGGGTTATTTAGATGGGGTTACTGATATTAAGGACTTTGTTGATAGTGGGTCTGCTACTATTCAAATGAGCAACCAGGGTTTCTTAAAAATTCAACAACCGTGGGTGAATGAAGTTTGTAGAGCTAAGATGGCAGATGATCATAGTCAGTTTTTGAAACCGGTTAAAGTTGTTATGGAGTTGATTGATAAATATATTTTAACAGATTTGTCTTCCAAACGTAAGGGTATTAACGGTGTTTATTTATATGTTGAAAAAAATCCCGACCACGGTAGTGCATCGGTATTATTGAATTATTATCATAAAAATTATGGCTATAACCAGTTACCGGAATTTGCCGATGATGAATTTCATTATATGGGAAAATTATACCAAACAAAGAGTGCTAGTCCTACCCGGAAAAAAAGTGCTAGTCCTACTCGAACAAAGAGTGCGAGTTCTACCCGGAAAAAAAGTACTAGTCCTATCCGGAAAAAAAGTACTAGTCCTATCCGGAAAAAAAGTGCAGACTTATTGGTTTAGGATATGACAATGTATGATGTTTTAGATAGGAGGTATAAGTTTTTTGTGTATATATATTATAATAATATTATGGTCAATGAAAAAAAACCAAAAACACAGGTTGTATCTTCAAACCGCCAAAGTGGCCGAGCAGTCAAAGCACGAGTTTTATATACTGATACTGCTCTAGAAAAACTTAAGGCTGAAAGAGAACTTAAATTGGCGAACCAAAAAGCCATAGAAAAAGCAGAAAAAGTAGGTAAAAATGTGGTAAAAATAAATGTTAAAACTGTGGTGGGATGTATGATAAAAGGGAAACCACTTGTAAATATTTGCAAACACATGAAAAAAGTACGCAACTATGTATCTAAAAACGCTGACAACGAATGTATTGCTACTAATGACAATGCACTTAATAAGTCAATGACATTTGATGATGATATAGAACAACTGAATGAGGGTTCGGATATTAGACAATATGTTGGTAAGGCTGATAGAAGCAGAGCAAAAGAAAGATTTGAATTGAGGGATGGTAAAACTGACGAATTAGGACGTGTTTGGTCTGCTACTACAACACCTCCTTTAATACCAGTGTATGTAGGAGGTAATTTTTCAGATACAGATGATACATATTGGCCACATCAACAACAAATAGATAATGGTCATATGTCTTATATAAAATTCAAGCCCGAATATCGGGGGGAATGTGGAAGATGTTGGTTATGTGGTGAGATGGTTTATTATTATCAGAAAGCATATCAATTTGAAGGACATACATATACGGAATATACTGGTTGTGGTGATTGTGAACATCCGGCAGCAATCGTTGGCGGTATTTTATCAAAAACGTTAATTTCCCAAAACTCAACAAATCCTTACGCAAATTTTGTTTCACATTCACATTGTAATAAATGGAAATCGGATATAATACCCATGAAATTTTCAATTGGTAATCTCTGGGAATTTGACGAGACAGTTGCAGCACATCTAGTAAACTTAATTAAAAATAACGAAATACATGCTAGTGAATATTGTCCAGAGTTTAAACAAAAAAAGAGAACCGGTCAGTTAAAAACAGATGCCCAAATGATAGCATATATGGAACAACATGTGAATTTGTGGCTCACTGAAGCAAATAGAGGACTTCTACAAATATCGAAAAAAAAAAGAAAAAAACTTATGCCAGCTATTCTTACTCATATTATTCAAAATGCATTGCCAACAGAGATATTGATAATGGAAGGAGGTGGCGGGGATTCTGAAATGGATAAGCATATCAATGACCAAATGGAAAGGTTTATCAAAGAAACGATTGATTTATTTGACGGCGATATACAGGCTGCACATATAGAGATACTTTCTAGTTTATTCCTCCTTTTTAACTATCTAGATCAAGATGATGATTTACCGGACGAAAGTGTTAATACAGAATTAACTGAAGATGATATCAAAGAAACATTAATAAAAGTTAATCATGTATTACAAGATCCCGACAACGGTTTAGATAAAGTATATATCAACGAAAATTTTAACTTAGCAGATAATACTTTTAAATTAGCACCGGAATACGAGGCCGTTTTCGAAAAATACAATCAAATGCAGCAATCTCAAAACGTACCACAGAATGCATTTGCCACACCTAATTACGTAAAGCTAAAGGGCTATGGTGGTAAACCATCCAATAAGAGAAAAACAAAAAAACAAAACAGACGTACAAAACGTATTTCCAATCTTAAAAAACATAAATCAAGAAAATCCAAAAAAACAAGAAAAAACAATAAATCCAAAAAATAATCCAATTCAAAAAAAGCAACATAAAAACACGTAGATAACTAATATAAAACTAGTTATATATGAATTCCAATCAAAAAAAGGGCAATACGC